AGAGAGCCTACGGAATTGTAATTCGAGTTTCCTTCCGTTGCATTGTTGTTGACCAAAATCAAAAACTTATACAACGAAATATATGGCACCTCTACACTAACATAATTCGCACCAGGATCACTCCACGTCCCGGGCAACGCAGGACACACGACGTTCGATACCCCAGGCACCAGACCAGGCTTTGTCGTCGCAAGAACAAGATTCTTAAAGCCTGGAGTCATCGACGTCATGTCTGACCCCCCCGTAAAGAACGAGAATGTGTCCCATCCCACATACATGGCCCCAATCGGTGTATCGCTCCCATAATTGCTACCACCTGGATAAGACTGCAAGGTAGGGTTATACTGAACACGAAAACGCACAGAACCTCTATACCCGCGGTATCCGGAACCAAACCAACGTATCATCCCACTCTCACCATTATAAGTATACTGAGTCGTCGCAGCACCAGTATTGTCAGCAGGTTCATTAAATAAGATACGCCCAATATCCACCATAAACATCCCTTTTATACCTTGGGTGTTCACCGTATTGTTATCCAGGACCGCAACCATAACCCGCCGTTTCACAACATCCCCAACATGGTTGATCGATTCACCAAAGGGATCCAAAGGATTAGACACCTTCGGGGCCATATTCAACTCCCCCATTCCACTCTGGATATCCATCTCCTTAGGCTTCGTTAAACTTGCTTGATAGGGAACTATAGTGTTGTTCTTACTACCCAGGTGATAAACTTGGTAATTCTCCCCCGCACTCCGCCACAAGTTTATATCAACCACCGTTGGCGTACCTGGTGCCGCCCTCAGGGGCTCCACTACCCACAACGACCACGTACCCATACAATACTCCAACAACAAATCCGGCGTCAATGGCGTCACCCCATCGGAAAAATTCGGACCACGGGGGGTACGCAGCACATCAGTAATAGAATTCCACGACAACACAACCTCAAAATCATGCTCCAAGTTGTTTAGACTAAAATACACACCTCGGCCCGCTGTCACTTGGGCC